CTTCTCTACCAAAATAAGGAACTATAACTGTTCCAATGGTAGCACCAGGTATTGATGTTCCTTTGGCAAACAGCTCCAAATCACTTCCTTCAAAGGCGGACCCTACATTAGGAAGTGTTACCTCGAATAGATTGGGTCTTTGTCCATCAAATCTCATTCCAGATCTGAAAGATGTAATATTAAAAGACATATATTTTCTCCTTAAATTGCATTAACCACTTCAGAAAATTCAACTCCTGAAGCTACTGCAACAAAGTTTAATCCAATGAAATTAATTGATTTAGTGGGCTTAATAAAAATATCCCCTCTAAACTCATTTCTATTTATAACAACAGGCGTATTATTTGTACCATCACAGATTACTTTAAAATCTTCTATTCCCCTTCGTGCTTGAATATCTCTTAAAAAGGGTTCAACTATAGAAACAAAATTTAATCGTGTAAAATCATCATTAAATTCAAACAGTAAATTTTCAGCGGCATTTGCTATAGCTTTTTCTAGAATAATAAAAAGTCTACGTACATTAATTCTATCAAAAGACGATGGTCTTGCCAACATTGTTTTATCGCCAAATAAAACTTTCCCCTTTCCAGGAAATGATGCTATTGGATTAATTCCATTTGTATACAAATCATCTCTTTCTGCATTGTTTGGAACATATGCTAAAAATTCTGCGCCTTTTATATTTCCTCTTGTAAATCCTGCAGGTGAAATATAAGCATTAACATTATCTGCTTGGGCACAAATTCCAGCAACATCAGCATTCATTGGAATCCATCTATACATAGAATTATATCTATCAAATATATATTTGTAACTTCCATCCATAACAGCATAGCTTGTACTTGGTAGCGCATTTCTTCTAGCAATTGCGTTTGTTATTTCAGATCCTTCTTTATTAACAACATCTGCTTCTTCAGGAGAAATAAATACAACACAATCTTTTCTAGTCTCTGCAATTTCATTGATCAAATATGTGGCTAAAGTATTTGATGCTTCTCCTGAAATTAATAAAGAAACATCTATTTTTGCAGGATCTTTGAAATAACTATAAGCAGTAATTTCATCTGAAGCTGAAGAACTATATCCATCGGCTCCTGAAGCTAAACTAGCAGTCATAATTCCATTTGCGCCAGAATCACTAAACGCTCCAGCAAAATAGGCTGAAGTATTTCCTGAATCAAGAGTGGCTCCCCAATCATAAGTAATTTTATTAGATCCAGCATCAAGAGGCGCATCTCCCATAGCATCATGATCTGTCCATCTTACATAATCGGAATTATTGTTTATTGCTTCTTTGTAATAGATAATTTCACCAGTAGTTCCTGTTGCTCCACTTGCTACAGATACTCCTTCATACTTTTCAATAACTTGCTTTTCTGGATTAGCACCTCCTCTAACATCTTTTGATCCGTAAATCTCACCATCTTCATCTACTATTACAACATGTATTTCATCTCCAACATCTTTAAATCCAGTAACGTTATAAGCATGAACACTAGTAAGAGGAGCAGATCCAAAATCACTTGCATATTCCCATTCTCTTGACCAAGTAGTCTGTGTGGTTACTGCTCTATCTAATTTAGTTGCAACAGTCAATGATGTTGAATTTGCAATAGCCGTCACTCTTCTTTTATGGGCTGTAGGCGAATCATCATCTTTGAACGTAAGAATGTCTCCCACATGTACTTGTCGAGTAAAATTAGTATCTGCTCCCGTAACTGTTGTAGTTCCTGCCGAAACACTAATACTACCAAGCATATTGTCTGCTGGCTCTTCAAAAGCAGATCGTTTTTTCCTTTTTAATGAAGAAGGACCAGTAATTGCAGTAGAGCCTCCGAGTCCTATAGTTTCCAGTCCACCCGTAGCTTGTGCAAGTGTAATTGAAGTATTAGAAGTAATTGTAGTTACTATTCCACTATTAGCATTACCACTAACGTAACCAAGTACATCTCCAATTCTTAATTCTACATCTGCTAATGTACCGACTCCTGTAACTGTTGTTGAATCCGCATCTGCAGTCCATGTGCCTGTAAGATCCAAATCAGTAGAACTTGCTTCAGTAACCGTACCATCACTTTGATTAACTTGTGTATTTAATCTGTCTGCAACACAAACGGACATTTTTAATGAATTTCCGAGTACTCCTGGATATTTTGCTGTAAAACTTGTTCCTGAAGTTGTTGTAGATTCGTATGTATTTTGATATTCTTTATTGTTGCGTATTAAAATTGCAGAACCACCAGTTACTGCATTTTTAGCAGTCGTTGTATTAGCCGCTCTAACAACTCTTAGTTTGTTTGAATAACTCAAAAAACTTGTAGCACTAAAAAATGTTTTGTATGTATTGGCATTCGGTTTTCCGAACACAGCAACCATCTCATCTTCTGAAGTAACTAATGTGGCAACCTCCAAAGGGCCCCATGTTAAATTTCCTGCTATAGCACCGTCTGAAATAGAAGGAATGGGTACTCTAGTAGTTAAATCGATCTCTGCTACGGCTACGCCTGGACTAACTTGAAAGGCCATATTATTTCTCCCTAAATTATTAAAAAACTGCTTTCAATATATTTATATTTTAGCTGATTTTAAAAATGTTTTTATTTAGTCTAATATAAATAATAAGATGAAGAAGGCTATTGAAAGATTTGAAAAGAAAATTTTAGTAACAAATGATTGTTGGTTCTGGACTGCAAGTAAAACAAAACAGGGTTATGGAATGTTTTCATATGATGGAAAATCAATTCCAGCTCATAGATTTGCATATATTGCTTATAAGGGGTCTATTGAGCAAAATAAAATAGTTCATCAATCATGTAATAATACATACTGTGTAAAACCAGAACATTTATATTTAACTACAAAAAGCGAAACGAGAAACAGATTCTATGAATTAAGAATTAATCCTGAAATGATATTTAATGAATCTGTAAGGTATTTGGAAAAATTGAAAAAATTAAGACCCGATTTAAAATATGATATAGAGGAATTAATAGAACAAATACAAGATCCTAAAAATATTTATCGCATTAATGTAGATAATCAGTAGAATACTTCGTATCTATTACCCATTTTTCGCCCCCCATATCGACAGTTTCTGGCTCATAAGCATTCGTGCCATCATGTATAAATCCAAAAGGAATCAATTGTGATTCTGCTTCGTCTAATTGTTCTTTAAACATTTTTTCACGTAAATCTAAATCTGTAATTTCTGTGAAATATTTTTGATTCACTAACCAGCCAAACAAAATTAATGTCGCCATCAAGTCATCATGATATCCTTCATCTGCTTCATAACTTGATCCTTTAGCAATATATGTTGTCATTTCAGTAATAGTGTCAAGATCCCAAATAAGTAATTTATCTCCTTCTATCAAATCTTTACAACTAGAACATCCTTTTCTTTTAACCTCTTTTGTAGTTCTAATTCCTAATTGTGAAGTTTTTCCAAAGCCTCCACCCAAAGTTTGACCGGATCTTCCCATAATACTTGTCTGAAAAATATTAGGATATTCTAAATCATAATGTAAAATATCTGCTACTTGACCACCAATATCATTTATTTCAACTAAAACATATGCTAGATTATAATATCTACATACATTATCAACAACATTGGGCAATAACATGGGAGAAATATTTGGATCTCTGTATTTTGCAACTTGTTCATATGGGAATTGAGAAACATCAATAATTGAAAATGCAGAATAATCTTGTCCCCTTCCTCTTGCAACATCAACTATACACACATATGAATGCTTAGAATCTGGTTCAACGTATACATCTAGACTATCTTTCTTTGAAATGGGGGGTTTATAAGGCATTGTTCTTAATTTGGAAGGAGAAATTAATGTGTTTTGTGAACCAATAAAATCACATTCATATTCTTGAGCAAATTGCATTTCACTCGTATTTTTTATTGTTTCTTTTTTCCATGCATCATCTCTTCCAGGGGTTTGGGACCAATGAACTTCAATGGGTACATAATTACTTCTTTTCTCTTCAGCATCAATCCACATCTTATAAAACATGTTCAATCCTTTTGGAGTTGAAACAATAAAAACTTTAGTAGTTTTACCAGAAGAAATTGTAGGATATACTGAAGTAAAAAAATCTTCTGCTAACTTAGGAGGATCAATGTGTGCAAACTCATCCATAAAGATGATATTAAAAGACGATCCACGAACTGCGGAAGAAGAAGTTGAAGCAGATATAACTTTACTGCCGTTTTCTAATTCAATATTACCTCTATTCCAAACAACTACACCTTGTTGCAACCATTTTGGTAAATGCTCATAAGCCGTTTTTAATCTTTGAAGAATCTCTCTTGAAGTAGAACCCTTATTTGCTAATATAGCAATATTAGATTGTGGATTAAAAAGGGCAAAATGTAATAAGTAGG